GCTGTAGTGAATTCGGCGCACCGCCTCGTTTGCAGCGGCGGAGCTGATCGGCTGAATGATGATGTCTTTTGCGGTTGGCGCGCTCAAAAGTCAGCCCCCTGCGACGTTAAAAATAACTCGCAAATTCGCGCGATGGCGTTGCCGTTGCTGTTCTCGTTTTGCGTCTCGCCAAACGGTCCCATCTTTTTTGCGACGCTGATAGCGCGCTCGACTTGCTCGGCCTGCTCATCGTGCAGCACAAACGAAATTTGCCGGAATGGTTCTCGGTCGCCTTCGCGTAACACCGGCATCATTTCCAGCGGATCGCAATCAATCGACAGCGCTTCAATCTCGTCGAAGTCGAACCCGATCAATTCCAGGTCGGCGCCCAGCTCCTGCAACGCGTCCAGCTCCAGGCGCAACAGCTCGTCATCCCATCCGGCGTTAAGCGCCAGCTTGTTGTCGGCCAGGATGTAAGCGCGACGCTGGGTTTCCGTGAGGTGCCCCAGCTCGATCACCGGGACTGTCTCCTGGCCCATTTTGCGGGCGGCCATTACGCGACCATGCCCCGCCAGAATTCCGTTCGATCCGTCCACCAGGACCGGGTTTGTCCATCCGAATTCCCGAATGCTCGCCGCTATTTGGGCCACTTGAGCGTCGCTATGCGTTCGCGCGTTATTCGCGTTAGGCACGAGGTCGGAAATTTTCCGGTGTTCAACCTGCATGTGGCTGACCTTTATTCGGGACGAAAAAAAGCCCGGTTTTGGCCGGGCTTTTAGGGTCTAACGAACGAGGCGGGCACCTGCGTCAGACTGAGAGAATCCTAGTCTGAGCCGTGCAGGAACACAAGTGGCCCTCTGACTATATTTTTGCCTCCGCTGATTCGAGCCAGATGGGCGGAATCAACCGCTCGCAACCGGCGTGGGTCAGTGCATGAATACATGCCTCCTTGTCGAGCGGCAACTCGTCACCTGGACCGATATCCGAGACAATCCAACCAGGGCACTGCCCCCAAAAACTGGCATACGCCTCATGCGCAAAATGGGCGTCGGCCGGAGTGTTCCGCGCCCATTCGACAGCAGCTCTCAGGCGTGCCGCGTCTGCAATCCACAAATGCTCCCCATCCTGAACCAGCGCGATTCCGTCGTCGTAGATCACGAGCAGCTCACCGAAGGCTGTCGAATTGAGTTCTTGCCATACCGTAATCCCGGTCATCTGATGCTCCATTTCCCGCCGTGCCGACGTGGCCGGCCGGGGCCGATCATATTAAGAACGTGCAGCCTGTTCCATATCCACCCGTCGCGTCGATCTCCATCGGGGAGTTCATCACCCCGATAACCGCCGACACTGGCGCCAGAGCTTCGCGGTCCAGATCGTCGCACGCATCGAAGCAACGCTCGACGAAACCGGCCCATTCCCGCGACCACGCCTCGCTTCGAATCCGCACGCCGTACTCAGCGTACAGCCAGTCGCGGAACATTTCCGGCTTGCCCAGCGGGTCCAGGCTGGCGCTCTGGCCGCCTTGGTGCATACGGCGATACCGGAACAGGACGCCCATTGCGACGTAACGGGCGCGCACCATCTTTTGTTTGGTCATGCGCGGAATTTTCTCATAGGCCCGCACGAAAACGGCAGCCTGAGCCATTTCGCGCAAATCATCGTCAGCCAACGGGTTATACATCCAGTGCCCGAAAGCGGCGACGTAACGGGGCAAGGTGTTGATGGCCTGTTGAATCCGGCCGGCAATCGCCTGATGCACTGCGCGGCTCGTTCGCCCGTCGAATTCGGACAATTGCACCGCGCCACCGAGCCGGGCGCGCTCGATGACGAACGCGGCCAGTGAATCGCCGGGCGAGTAGTAGCAGTCATGCCATGCGAGCCGCGCGGAATTAAGTTTCATTCGGACGCCTCCAGCGATTCGACCATGTGGAAAAAATCGTGAACTTCAAGCGCCACCCAGGACACTCCGCGCGCCCACCATTTGGGACGTAAATCGTGAGCATCGACGTAGCATGTCCAGCCACGCCGGTTAACCTTGAGCGCCAGGATCGGCCGCGCATTGGCGCGAATCGCTTGGTCGACGGCCTGCTTCCACATCTGCTCCAGCTCCACCGGCCCCGGTCGGTCGGCGCGCGCCTTCACCTCGATGGCCCAGCCGGGCAAGCCGGTCAGATCATGTCCACCAGAGCGGCTTTGCTCCAGGTTGCGCACCAGACTCCACCCACACGACTCCTTCGCAATCAGTGCGAATTCACGCTCGACTGCGGCCCCCTTGTTGCGGCTGTTCACCATGTTGGCCCGCTCCCTTTTTTCGGTTGCTCAGATAGGTGCCGCTCACATGCGGCCTTCGCTTCATCCAGATTGCGCCCCGCGTAAATGATCGGAGAGACGCGAGGCGCGCGCGCGATGTACACGACCGATTTTTCGTTAACTCGCGACCGCGTAATGATGTAGCCCTCGGGCGTCTCGATCCGATAGTTGCTCAACTGAAGCCAGTCCATACCGCGTCTCCTTGTAATCAAAACCGGCGATTCTGAGTTGTAGGCGAATCCATTCGGGGTCAACCCCACACAACAACGCGTGCCACATATCGCCGTTGAGGTAGCGTCTGGCGTCCTCCCGGTAGCGCTCGACCTCGGGGCCGCCTCTGTTGGTAATCAGATCACTGAGCGCGATGTTGATAACCGAAAGCATCAGCCGGCCTTCTGGCGTGTCGGGAAACTGGCACCCGATTTTTTTCACCAGTGCGCGCATTAGGTCGAAGGTCTGGCGCGTGGTTTTTTCGATTTGTTTTTTTGGTCCTGGCGGGCGGCCACGCCGGGCGTTCATACCGACACCCGCCCTTCACTGATGAGCGCGGCCAGCGTCCGCATCACGCCTTCAAGATGGGCCAGCGAGACGTAATCGACGTCGCATGTTCGCGTGCGGCGGTCTATTTCGTCGTGGCAACTGGAGCAGGCCCAGGCACCGAACAGGTCGTGGGACTTCAATCCCATGCCGCACAGTCCGGCGAGCCGGTAGTGGGCCAGGACCGTCGTGTCAGGGTCGAAATTGCACACGCCAGGAATACGCACCTGACAGTCACGGCCGCGCGCTAACTTGCGTAGGGCGCTCATGCTGACACCTGATCCAGTTCAGCCTTCAGCTTGGCGACGGCTTCCTCCCGCGTATCGCCATAGGTGAACCATGTCGGCTCGGCCGGCTCACGCAGCACCGTGTCCGCGATGGCGTCACCGACGCAGCCCCACGCCAGCCCCCAGGACCCTGTCGGGCAAAGGACTGAATACGAGGCAATCCCAAACCGCCCATACCGCTCGCGCTCGATGCTCATACCTGCTCCTTGAAAGCGTCTATTTCCGCCATTTCGGTCAACCGCTCTTCGGTCAAAGTCGGCCAGTCGTGCTCGATCACATACGCGCACACGCCAGACCAAAACGCTTTGAACCGGTCCTCACCCATCGACTGATAGGACAGGCTCTGCGCTTCCTTGATAACCAGTTGCCCCAAGCCAGGGATATCTATTTCCTTTCGGGTACAGCACACCCCCGATTCCACCTGGAGCCCTTTGATAACGTCGTGCGAATTCTGGCCGGTGAACCGGTCAAGATGCTGGCCGAGCACTTTCCCCAGGCCATGCACGAGGCGATTGAACCGGGAATTACGCGGGAGCGTGATGTGCGCCATCACGCGTGTATTGAGTCGTAGGTCGCGCTCGCGCAGCATCGAGCGGTCAGCATCAGAGGCGGCGACAAATGCCGCTGTCGCCTTGCCAGTGGCCGGGTCATTCATGACACGCAAGATCAGCTCCACGGGCGGCGGTTTCGGCGCGCTACTCATCGGCCGGCTCCCCTCGTACAGTACCGCGCAGCTTATCGAGCGCGGCCCTGCCCACCTCTGGCGTTCGCCGGCCCTGGACCTTTTCCGGCAGGCCGACCAGGATCGGACGCAGCGCTTCACCATTCGCCAACATCCGGCAGACGATCGTGTAGGAGCGAGAGAACAACATGCGGCTGGCCTTCAGCGGCAGCGTGGACAGGTTGTACAGCCCGACCTCCCGCGCAGCGTGGGACACGGCCGGATGTGACCAATTGACTTGCCCTGCATTGGGATAGGCGTTGCGGGCGGCCTCGGCATAGGCATCGTCCTCGGACGGCAGGCCGAGCATCTCGGGCGTGGGCTTGCACATGGCAATGAACCGGCCCACCGATGGAACGAAGTCCGACGCCAGTTGGCGGCAGGCGTGAACGCCGAAGCGAATCTGCTCGATGCTAGTGATCCCCTCGGCAATGAACCCCTTCGTCATCGAGCGCTTGTACGCCTTCAAATCATTGTCGTCCGGCCACGCCTGACGCCACGCCGGGAATATCGCCTTCAGCTCTTTGATGAGCGCGTTCACTACCTGGCCGGCCGCCTCATCGATGTTCGCTGGTTCGCCGTCGCCCGAGGCTGGAGCATTGCGAGCGGTGATGCGCGCAAGCACGTTGCTTACCTTTTCCATTACAGGCCTCCCAGGTCGCGGGTCCATGTCAGATCGTCGAAGTCCGGGCCAGCCTTGCCCATCGGCACGACACGCCGCCCCGCGTAGGTCTGCGCGTTGAGCATCCAGTTGCGCCAGGACGCGAGCCAGTCGGCGCGCACTTCGCCTTTAGCCCGAAAGTGGTTGAGGAACTTTTCAGTTTCCAGGGACAGCTCGGCGGCAGGCGCTCGCTCATTCGCCCACACGATCATGTCGGCAGTGATCGGAAAGTCAGCCGGGAGCGCGGTTTTGCGTTTCGTTTTGGTCGTGGTCGGCGTCGGTTCGATAGCGGCCGGAGGTGGCGCGGCCTCGCCGCTATGCTCTGTATTCTCTTCTCTTCTCTTCTCTTCTCTGGTCACGGTGGTGTCACGGTCGCCGCGTGACTGATCCGTGACGGGAGGCGTGACACTGGCGCGCTTCTTACGCTGGCGCTCCCCCGCAAGCGCCCGGTCCTTCGCGGGTTTGCCGTTGTGCCGCTCGAAGTGGGGGAACTGAATTCCCGCCTCATCGACGACCAGCCAGCCAGCCGCGCGCATGGCGTTAGCAAACCCGTCACGGTGAACGTAACGGTCGATCCATTTTTTGGTCACGCCAGGAACGTGACCATCGCGTGACTGAGCATCAGCCCAGGACCAGAGGTGGTGAAGCATTCCGACCACCTCGAATTCATCAACGTCCAGCGTGCAGGCCATCGCTATGACCGAGGGATCATTGGCTAGCGCCGTCCGCATTTTGATCCAGTCACCGGCCATTACTCACCCCCACAGAGCCAGTACTCGCCAACACGCACTAGGCGACCTTTTTCGTTCCGGACTCGAATGATGGTGGTTTGAATATCCATTCCCTTTTTTCGGAGGTCATCGATGCGCGCAGCCAGACGGAAAGAGCCGAATAGCTCCAGGGCTTGCAATGGCGTCAGGCGCCCCCCTTCCTTCAGGTAGCGGGCAATGGCTGCGTTCTGGGATTCACAGTTGATCGGGTTGGGATTGTTGTTCATACTGGCCTCGCTCATCGACAACCCCTGGCCCGTCCGCACGACACACCAGGGGTTTTTTTTGGCCGTTATTCGACCGGATAGAGATCGGGCCGCAACTCGGAGCGAGTCACGGCACCACCGACAGCACGCTCAATTTTCAGCACCAGCTCAGCCGGCACATTCAAATTACGGTGTACGCATTGCCAGATACGGGGTTGGCTGGTCCCACATAACCGGGCCAGTTCTGCTTGGCCTCCGGCGAGGCGAACCGCTCTTTCAATCGGGCGTTCTTGGTCCGTCATGTCGTCCACCTGTATCATTTTCGTATCACGATAATAACCTAGGTTTTCGAGCCGTCAATGACCAAGCGATGGTTGTGTTGCCTGACCAATAACATTTGTTATAAACTTTGACGCATGAATACGACCGCCCCCCCTACCCTGGCCGATAGGCTTAAAACCGCGATGGCCGCACGCAATCTGACGCAGCTCCAGCTCGCAAAGCTGGTTGGCGAAGTCAGCGGCCTGCCCCTCTCTCAAGTCGCAATTCAGAAAATAACCTCCGGCAAAACCCTCCAGTCCAAGCGCCTGCCAGACATCGCCCGCGCCTTGGGCGTCACCGTCGAATGGCTGGCCCACGGCGAGGACAATTCGCGTTTTTCCCACACCACAACTACAGTGGTCGATGTTGGGTCAGCGGCGGAACAGCCGTCCAACACGGACACGGAAGAACGCAAACTCAAAAAGGGGTTAGTGCCAGTGGTCGGAACCGCACAGCTTGGGGACGATGGATATTTTGACGCGGACGGCAGCCCGTCAGGGTTTCTTAAGATTCACAGTGACGACCCGGACGCCTACGGGTTGAGGGTAAAAGGCGACAGCATGAGCCCGCGCATCAAGCACGGGGAATACGTGGTAATCGAACCGAACCAGTCGCTGGTATTGCATGAGGATGTTCTGGTCATCACCAGTGACGGGCGCAAGATGATTAAAGTTTTTTGCGGATTGAAGGACGGGTTCTACCGCTTCGAGTCGATCAACGAGGACCATAAGCCGATCCACGTTGCGGCCGAAAATATTGAAGGGATTCACTACGTCGCCGGCATTCTCAAAGGGACGCGCTACTTCGAGCCCTGAGCGAACTGCCACCAAACAACCCGCGCCTGACGCGGGTTTTTTGTGCCCGCCAGGACATCAGGACTTCCAGGACTTCGCTCTGGCGGTTATCCCCCGAGGGGAACCGATACCCTAATTTAATAACCTAGGTTATTGACATGCGTTGTGGTTGCGATATTCTCAAGCCGTCAGCACCCAAACCCGGCAAGGAGCAACCACCATGACCACCACCGATAAAACCATTCTGACTCTCGTAATCATTTGCGCCATCGGTCTCGGCGCGTACCAATACTGGGAGGCGCTGGCCCCCATCCGCGCAATCGCGCAAATCCTCGTAACAGCCAAGTAACGGATCGACGCACGGTGCCCCCACCAACGGGGGCATCGCTGCGTCTCCACAGCAAACAACGCCTATAGGGGGTCGCATGTTCGCCACGTTGATAAAACGGCAGATTGCCGTCTGTGAATCTTTTATCCGCAATTTCGAAGACGGCCTCCCCTATGCGGATGGTCCGGCGTTTCGCCAGGACAAGGACCGCATACGAGCGCTGCGCGAGGAACTGCGGCAGTGGCAGGAAATGCTCAAGGTCGTGACCGAGGGGGCAGCATGAAGACGCCCATCACGCTGTACATCCACCAGCTACCAGGACAGCCCCAACGGGCGATCACCTGCGACATGAGCGATTGGCCGGCCACGTATGGCGCAATGCTTGGCACCATCACCGTGCAAGTCGAATGGCCGGAAATCGAGGCGAACCCGACCGCGCTCCTAATCGAGCGATACGAGCAGCAGATCGAACAGGAGCAGGTCCAGCACACCGAGCGCGTGGGGGAACTGAAAGCGCGGATTCAGACCTTGCTCTGCATCGAGTACCAGACGCCAGAGGCCGACCAATGAAGCGCCTTCGTCGCCGGGCCGCACTGATCCGCACCCGCACCTATGTCGTGGGGTTCGTGGTCTGGCTGGCGCTGATGGCGATGATTGCCATCGGCGGCGCGATCACCGATCAGCCGGCCGCCACTATCCAACCAGAGCAAAGCGCGGGGAAACCATGAGCGATATGGTCGAAATGTTCCAGGGTCTGAAGGCCCATATGAAACGGGTTCGCGCGAAGTATGGCGTCGCCTGCCCCGAGTGCGTTCGCCTATTGCCGAAGGCGCACCCGTCGATTCTGTTGCCGCAACAGACTTGCCGGATTCACCGCTACCAGGACCAGCGGCCTGACCTGACCGCCGATCAATACGAGGGGGCATAGCATGGAAACGAAAACCCATTTCCGTAAGGCGTTCGATTCGCCGTATCTGTCCAGCGCCGATATCGTCGGGCCTACCGTGCTCACTATCGCGCGGGTCACGCTGGAGGGCGACCGGACCAAGAAGACGAAGGACCGCTTCAATACCGCATGGTTTGCCGAGCGCGAGCTGCGTCCAGGCGAGCCACTGAAGCCGATGATCCTGAACGCCACCAACTCAGGCACGCTCAAAAAGTTGACCGGTAGCCCATACATTGAGGACTGGCAAAACGTCAGGGTCACGGTGTACGTCGAGCCGAACGTGCGGTTCGGTAAAGAAGTCACGGAGGGATTGCGCATCAGCCCCAAGGTCGCCACGACGGTGACGATCACGCCGGCCACGGCCAAGGCGTGGGAAAATGCCAAGGCGGCATACCGCCGCGACGGCAACCTGGACGCGGTCCTGGCACGCGCCTCGATGTCGGAGCTACACCAGGCCCAGCTCATTAAGGAGTGCGGCGATGGCGTGGCATGACGTGGCCCAGAACACCGAGGAATGGCTCGCGCTGCGCATTGGCAAAGCGACATCGAGCAACTTCGGTACTTTCATGGCGAACTTCGGTAAGGCGTTTGGTGATCCCGCCAAGCGCTACGCCCTCCAGATCGCGCTCGAACGGGTCACCGGCCAGCGCGCTGAATTCAGTTTCCAGACCGATCATATGGAGCGCGGCCACGTCCAGGAGCCGGTCGCCCGCATGCTGTACGAGGACGCGCAATTCGTGGAGGTCACGAACGGGGGGTTCTTCGATTGCACCACCTACGGCGATTCACCAGACGGTCTAATCGGCCTGCACGGTGTCCTCGAAATCAAATCAGTAACGGCCGGCGTTCACTGGGACACGATGCGTCGCGGGTCATTCGATCCGTCATACCGCTGGCAATTGATCGGGCACCTGGACTGCTCCGGGCGTGATTGGGTCGACTTCGTTAGCTACTGTAGCGACTTCCCTCCGGCCGGGCAGTTGGTCATATACCGCCAGGACCGCGACGACTTTAAAGAGGAATTGATTCAGCTCGCTGAGCGGCGCGCGGAATTCCTGGCACTGGTCGATCACATCACTCTCAACATCCCGAGGTAGTTATGGCGCGTGGAGTAAACAAAGTCATTTTGGTTGGCACTCTGGGGCAAGACCCGGACAGCCGTTACTTGCCCAACGGTAACGCGGTGACGACGATCAGCATGGCGACCAGTGAGAAATGGACAGACAAGCAATCGGGGCAGCCGGTCGAAAAAACCGAATGGCACCGGGTCTGTCTATTCGGGAAGGTCGCAGA